GGATAAAATCTAAATGGCATATCAGTAGTATTAACCAACGTGTCCGCATCGTCGATCCGTTGCAGATAGTAGTAGATTAGTTGGTCTGTAGAGTTCTCAGGAACGGCCCAAAGGTTAATTACAGGGGCGATCTGCCTGTTAAACCAAAACTGACTAGGCCGACCCTGCGTTGTTTTACTCGGCAAGGTAACATAGTCTCCACGACTAATCCGATCTAAGTCGTAGTCCGTGCCGTCTCTGCGAAGCACAACCTCTAAAACGTCAACAACATCAGCCAGTAACGTCTCCGTTGCCTGACCCTGCGTTAGGGTGACCGTGCCTTGCTGCACGGTCCACATGTTAAGACCGCGATTAGCCCACTCTGCAAACATCAGGTTCAAGGAGCGTCTAGCAGTACGAGCATCATAGCCAGTGCGGACTTCTAATCCACACCGCTCAAACGCTTCTTCGATGATCTCAGCAACGTCGAGATTAAAGTCTCTTGAATCTGATGTTGTCATTAGTAGTTCCTCGTTTTACGTTTGGCAGCGGAAACTCTACGGGGTTTGCCAGCAGGTTGCCCTAATTTATTCTTCTCGCGTATCTTACTACGTTTTTCTGACTTTGTCATTTCTTTCGACGTCTTGGGTGTTTTCGAACTTACCCTCTTACTTGGACGGCAGTAGGGAGTGCCTCGGCTCTCGCCCTTCTTACGTCCGCAAGGCTTCCCCGTCTTGACGTCAACCCAGTCTTCTTTGAACCACCGCTTGAGGGCCGCGCCTTTTTTTGATTTACGAACAGCCATCAGAAGGTTCTTGTCTCTTTGCGTCTATTCTCTGCAACCTCGCCACAGCCCAGGGCGATAAAGCCCCCATCTTTTAGCTTCTTTGTGACAGGGCGTTTGCGCTTCTTAGAAGATTCTCCCCAGTTTGACGCGCCCACCTTTCGACATTTTGCTATTGCTCCCGAGGCGTAGGCGCTTGGGAATACTTTGTACCGGGCTTTGACCTTCTTGTAACAAGCGTCTTTGGGCATTAGTTCTTCTCCTTGTTGGAGGCGTGGATATCTGCTTCGACATCTGTGATCGGGATAACGTCATGCTTGGCCTTCCGTATTAAAAAGTCTTGCCACATTGGTTTTATCATAGAGTGGTTCTCTTCAACCTTATACGTTACCACCGCCATGCTGGCATTCATTTGGTAAAGTTGCAAAGCGCCCCAGCTAACCAGCCCGAGGACGATGAAAGAAACTGTTTGATGGATGTCAAATTTCATCTCATTACCACTTACTACAGGACCAATAACGAGCGGAGAGCTTGTCAAGTTTCTTTGTATCGCACCCATGCCTTGCACGAAATGACTTGCGGCGCTTGGGGTTTGACTTCTTGATGGTCATGTTCGCATCCCCAAACCGAACTATTTTTTCTTTGCCCTTATCACAAGCCTTCACAACGAATTTCTTGCCCCCAGACTTCTGTCGTTTGGGGCTGTTGCACTTCATCTTGGACTTGTCGATCTTAGCCATATCAAATCGCCCTAAAGTTTATGCGTGATAGAACATCATCAAGTCAAATTCCGGAACAACAAATGTAACGAAGCAACCGTCTTCAAACAAAACGCCCTCGTCTGGCATAAACGGATCGTCAGAAGCGTTGTCAGTTCCAATTGAACGAAACTGTATGAGTTCTGTTCCCGTGACACCGCCATTCCGTAGGTTAGCTTTCCCAGCGGTTCCGCCAGAGTAAAAAGAAAACCCTTGTAAACGAGTGCGCCCAGCGAAAATTACACCCGCTGCATTGGCATTTATACCAGCGGATACGTTACCGGCTGGATTTCCAACTGCGGTTATGCTGGCAATAGTTTTAAAATATCCAGTGCTTGTTGCTGTTCCAGCATTAGCGCCAGTGAGGTTCTCGGTAAGTGCCGCACCATTTACATCTGTGCCAACTATATTAAACGATTTCGAGGAATCGTTACCTGCGGACAAAATTGTAACTTGTCGTGCAGTAGCGTTTGTAACACTTCCGCCAGAAGCTAAAGCTCCGCCAATTACTAGAGCCGCGTTGTTTCCAACTGACGCTGCAACTGAAATTCCGTCTGCGTCTAAAGCCACCTCATCGCTGATGATGACTGGGGTTACGTCTGATCCTGCCATTTTGGCCTCCTATAAAAAAGGTGGGGCGTTAACCCCACCAGATTAATTACGCAATTTGAACGTACTCAATGATGAACGTGAACGACCCTGCTGTTGTGGCATCAACTGTATTAGTGATGTTGCAGAAAATAGTTCTTGCGGTGTCTGTATATTGAACGGAAGCTGGGGCTGTTGTGCCATCCTGCGTCTGAAGAACTAATGCAGTCAGCGTTACGTTGTGTACAACAACGGTTGTACCAGCATCTAGTATTTCGTCTGCCTGAGTCGCAACAATTTGTGCGCCAGAAGTAGATGTACCAACTTCGTAACCAATATCACCTTCTCCGATAACCGGAGCAACGTCACAAAAAATCTTAATGTCAGTGATGATTGTGTTCGCTGGTTGTGTAAACTCACCGATAGTCGGGCTATCACCCGCTGTTGTGTTTACTGTAACGCCAGTGGCAAAGCCAACGTGCTTTACATACTTGTTAGTAACAATACCTGTCGAAGCTGTGCTTGCTACAGTGGTAACTGTGCCTGTGGTAGCATCTGTAGAAATTACTTGAAAGCCGTTTTGCGAACGCACTGGTCCGCTAAATGTAGAATTACCCATGAGAATCTCCTGTCAGGGTTAAGTCAGTCGCCCAATGCAACTGTCAGGGATACTAAGACAATACATTATGTTTATACAAAAAGAAAGAGGCGATCCGAAGACCGCCTCTAACTTAAATAGATTCAAATGTAGGGTGGCTACATAATAAACCTAAATAACTTATGCGCCTGGAGAACCAAACACACACCGTGGGTCGCTAAAGCCAAAGCTATAACGCTCACGAGCCTTAAAGCGCATGTTACCTGTGTCGAAATCAGCTTCCATGTTAGTGGAAAGCGGGGTCCGCTCAAAGTGAACAAAGCCGCGAGGCGCGTCTGTTTTGATAAAGAACGCATCTGGATCAGTAAGGAAGTCATTGACGGCATAGCCTTCAGGTAACATTCCCATCGAACGCATCGCGTTAGTATCGTTATCCGATGTGCCAGGGCGAAGGTTGGAAACCATCAAACGCTCTGCAACGAATTGTAGTTGACGAGGAATCATCAACTTCATGCCACGAAGGGCAACCTTCAAACCACGTTCGTCAACATAGCCCGCGATGTTGATCAAAGCATCTTCAAGAGATGTTTCGTTCAGATCGGCACCAGTTGATGGTTCGTTAGCAAAAGTCCCACCGTTTGTTAGCGGGTGGTCAGTGGCGCATAGAGCAACACCGTCACCGCCAGCAGAAGCACCCGCAGTGAACGCATTGTTCAATACAGCGGCGGCTTTAACCTGCTTGGAGTGGGCCATTGAGCGAGCGAGAGCGCGTGTGTAACGACTGCCGAGGCGGTCATACAAGTTGTCCTCGATTGCTTCCTCAGTGATTGAGAACGCAAGCGCAACGGTTTCGTGGTTGTAACGAGCTGTGTAGGCTTCGTTAGCATCGTCGAAATTAATCGCGGAACCTTCTGACTTAGTAGGTGCTGCGCCAAATCCAGACAACATAACCTCTTCCTCAAACGCGCGGTCTGAAGATTCAGTTGTGTAAATCTCTGAATGTTGGTTTTCGTAACGATCATACTCCATTCCAAACAATGCGTTTAGGCCGGGTTCTAGCTCTTTCGCTAGTTGTGCGCGAGAAATAGCCATAGTCTATACCCTCCTTATACGCCGGTCGTAGAAACAGTTCCAGCAGCAATGGAGCCGGTAGGCGCATTGAAGTGGTTGTTTATACGAACGATTAGTGGAATACCAGCAGCGGTGAAGTCAGCATTATCGGGGTCATCTTGGACACCCATAATACGCAACGCCAACGTGTTGGTTGTAGCGATAGTATTCAGATCTGCTGTTGCAGACGAAATACCAGTTGTGGTCGAACCAGAGTTGCCTGTTGCAAGCGCAATGTTTGCGAACACAGCCGCACGAATCTCCGCTTCAGTGTTTGCCGCAGCAACTACGTTAGATGTAGCAACTGTGAACAACTGATTTGGGTCGTCGTACAGAAAGGCTTTGACAGGATAATTAGAATCCGCGCCAGAACCGGGCCATTGGTTAGAGTAGATAGTTTCACCAGTAGTAGATGAGACATACTCACAACCGCCAAAGACACCCACGATAGA